AAATAATTTTTTAGTATTGTATGACATTAATTACTCCTATGTATTTTGAATATACTTAGTAAATATATTCATTCCAAACTGACCTAACATTGCATATAGTGCAGATGTTTGTGCAGAGTTTTGTAAATCAAACGCTGTGGTTCTTTCTAATGCTGCAACTGCAAGATTATGATTTCTATTCATTTCATTTTCAGAAGATTGATTAACCCAAGATGCTTCATCTCTCCACTGTTGCCATAATGATGATAATGCAAAGTTACTTATATTTAATAAGTTTTCTGCATTAGTTTGATTAGCAGCATTTGTAGCAGCTGTGTTAGCTGTATTAATCTGTCTTCTCCAAGTTACATTTGATTGGTCAATAACTCTTTGATTCTCTACATTAAATCTTTCTCTTTGACTTTCAAGTGTAGCATTAAATTGATTTAGTGCAGCTGTTCTTTGTGCGTTTGCATCAGCTATAGCTGTAGCATTTTTTGCATTTAGTGCTGCAACTTTATTTGCTTCTGCATTATTAAACTGCCCTAATGCATCTGATCTTCTAGCATTTTGCTCTTGAATGTTTGTATTTAATGTGTCATAAAATTGATTAACTTGATTTTGACTTGTAGCATTAAATTGTAATGCAGCATTTCTAGCAGCATTGTCAGTTAGTAGTTGTTGTTGTTGTGCTTGTAAATTTTGTAAATTAGTTTGCTGATTATTTGATAAATTAGCCATATCCATTTGTAGATATGATTGTGCATTTATAACAGCAGCTTGTTGATTGTTAGCTAAATTTTGAAATATAACTTGTTTATAAGTATTTGCATCAGCTTGTGCTATTGGTATTGATGATCTTAATATACCTTCAGCTAATGCCTCAGCTAACATTGTGGAAGAACCTAGTCCTCTAGATTGCATAGTAGCTTTAGCAGCTTCAGCAGCACCTCTTGCAAATGCAGGTAATGGCGAACCTGTACTTAAAGATTGCTGTATATCAGTTGATATGCTTTCTAATTGCCCTTGTACTGTTGCTTTAGGATCTAATGATGCTAATGATTGTGTAACACCTGTCATAGGAGCTGTCACAGTTCCTTGTGCAGCAGTCATTGTAGGTGCTGTACCAATAGTTGCAGCCGTAAATTGTGATGCTGTTTGTGGTGTAGCAGCCGTTACTTGCTGACTTGTTGCAGGTGTAACTGCAGTTGCAGTTGGAGCAGTAGCAGTAGGTATTCCTGCAGCCACAGTTCCAGTAACACCTGGTGTTGCTAATAATTCATTTGTTTGTACATTTTGTACAGTTGGTGTTATTGAAGCACCCTGTGGTAATGTAGGTGTACTTAATAAACTATCTATTAAACTAACAGCTTTTTTACTACTAGTCTGTTCTGACTGTGTAGGTGTTAGTGTACCTGTTGGTAGTGTTGCCATTATCTCCCCTGTCGATTATATTTTTTTGTCATTCTTTTTTCAGATTTGTTTAATCTTTTTTTGTGTCTTCTTGGACGTTTTCTTGGTTTAGGTCTAGGTGTAAAATTTTTAAAATTAACCCTAGCCATTTACAACTTTGAAACCTTTGTACCATGCTGGTAATCCTACAAAAGGTCTTTTATCAAATTGGTTTTCTTTTGCAGTTTTTGATTTTGTTTTATTATAATGTAAAAATACTTGACTACAATCTTTACCTTTAAATTCTTCTCGCCAATGTTCTAAATCACACCCAGAATATACTAACATATCTCCTGGTTCTAAATCTATTTTAATACCAGCTTGTCCCTCTTTACCTGTTGGATCTAAATATATTGGCCATGAATCACCACCAAGATTTAAAGTTGTAGATATTTCACAAGAGTATCTATCTTTATGTCTTGCTAATATATCTCCCTTTTTATATATTCTAGCATAAGAATATGTTTCATTTAATTTTAATTTTGTATGTTTTTCCATTACAGGTTTTACTTCTTGTAATAAAGTTTCCATTACAATATCGGCATAATGTGAATAAGTATTTGGAACTTGAGGATCTGTCCACACACCAAAGTATTCTGTAAATGGTGATATATATTTTTGATCAAATAAAAATCTTGCTACATCTTTTTTATTAGAAAAATATTTGTAAACAAAATTTGCTAATTCTTTTGATATTGCTTTTTTAATTACTATATATTTATTTTTTTGAAATGACATTTTTAATAATATTTCTCCCTTTTAGTTTTCTATTAGATTGTATAAAATTTTTTATATAATCTGGTTTATTTTTTAACGTATTAGTTTCAAGGGTAGTTTGTATAACTGCCTTTCTCATTTCTTTATTTAATTTTGACATTTAATACACTCTTTGGTACAGCTTGACAATTCCAATGTATGAATCTAAATGGCTCATAACCCATATCAACAATATATTGATGTGGCATATACGATGGAAAAAATATCATTCTGCCTGGTTTTACTTTAAAGTTTACTTGTGATGAGGCATATGTTAATTTTGTTTTATCTTTTTCAGGTAATAAATTCATTACATTGCCTGGTCTAGGATCATCAAATACAGGCATTGATGTTGCATCACTTGCTTTTAAAAAATAAAAACCAGATATGTGCCCATTCCAATGCGTATGTAATGTATGATGACCACCTCCTTGTTTTGCAAATTCTTGCACCCATAATTCAGTTACAAATATTTGATAATTAGTTAAATCAAAACCCATTTCTTCTAATAAATTATATGCAGTTGCACCTATATATTCTGTTAAATTTTTAAATTTAGGATCATCTATTAAAGACGTTGAGTGAAAAACATGACCCATGTCTCCCCTATCTCCAAATTTTTTATTTCTTTGATTAATATCTTTTTTAAGATTTTTTTTAGCTTCTTTAATATATTTATCAGAGGCTTTATTTAATTGGTCTATATATTTATCTTCATCTGCAAACCATATAGGACATCTAAAATAATCTTCTAAATTTAATTGCTTTGGAAAACTCATTTAAAAGGCCATCCTAAATTCCATATTACTAAACTATATCTTGATCCTTTTTTTACTGGGCATACTCTGTGCCAAACAAAAGAAGGAAATACTACTAAACTTCCTTTAGGTAATATTTCTTTACATTTAACAGTTTTTCTAGGTTTATCAGGATCTAAATTTCTATAATCAAATTCTAATTCTCCACCTTTATATTCTTTAGGATCTGATAAAGATACAGTTACAGATAATTTTCTAATTTTACCATGTGAATTAAAGTCTTCTGGTTTATTATATGGTTTATCCCAGCTATCACAATGCCAATCATAATATTGTCCTTTATTATATTTAGTAAATTGACAAGATTCAGAAAAATCCCATTGAAAATTCCAACCAGCATTTACATTTGCTTGATGAACATAAGGTTGTATTTCTTTATAAATCCAACGATCACTCATCCAAACAATATTAGAATTTCTTTTCTTTTTTAAATCTGTAATTTGTTTTTTATTTAATGGCCTATCACCATAACCACCTGTAACTGCCATTTGATCTTGTATAGATTTTCCATATTTTACAATGTCATCACATACTCTTTCTGGTATTGCACTTTGGAAATACCAATAATAATTAGTTAAATTCATACCCTTACATTATACCTATATATTTAAAAATTGTCAAGGGGTATTATTTTTATGAAATTGTTAGTGTTCCTGATACAGTAAAAGTAGCTACTTTATATGCTCCTTGGCATGCTGGTAAAGTTGCTACTGAGTTAGTTCCTGGCGAAACAGACATAGATGCTCCCGAAGGTCCTCTAATAACTACAATTCCTGATCCTCCAGCTCCACCGCCCGTAGATCCACCAACACCACCACCGCCACCTCCACGATTAGCTGTTCCTGCAGTTCCAGCTGAACCAGATCCTCCAGGTCCACCACCTCCAGTTCCACCAGATCCAGGACTTCCACTACAACTACCACCACCGCCTCCTCCAGCGTAAGCTACAGGAGATCCTGTAATATTTGTTGTGGCTCCAGCTCCACCATCACCACCATCTGGGGCTGGTTGACCTGCTACGGTTGCTCCACCACCACCACCGCCAATTGTTGGATTACCACTACCAGTTCCACCATCAGTTCCTTGTGCTGGATTAAAAGGAGGTGTGTTTCCTGATCCTCCTGATCCATAACCTGTACCACCTCCAGATCCTCCTGGACCTTCATTTATAGGAGATGGTTGACCACCACCAGAATATCCTTCAGCTCCACCACCACCAGTTGTTGTAATCATGGTTGAACCTTCTGATCCACCTGGATTAAAAATTGATTGATTTCCTCTATGCCCTAAACCACCTGGATATGGTCCGCCTGATCCAGCTGCACCTCCAGCACCGATTGTAACTGAATAAGGACCTGGAAATAGTCTTAATGCTACTGCAGGAGCTGCTCCTCTAGGAGAAACTGTATAACTACCAGTAGAAGCTCCTGGTGATTCTCTAAAACCTCCAGCACCTCCACCACCAGATGCTTCTCCATTAGTACCACCGCCACCACCACCACCAGCGACAACCATATAATCAAAAGGATCTGCTAGTTTAGGCCATGTTGTAGCACCACATGCTCCTGCTGTTAATGCAGCCATGTGTGTTTTTAAATTCCATACACCACTTGCTTTGTCTAATTCTTTTACGATTGCTATACCTGAACCTCCTGAACCACCATTTGAACTAACATCTGGTCCATAACCTGATCCACCTCCACCACCACCAGTGTTTGCAGTTCCACTAGCTGCAGTTGATTGACCATTTGTTCCTGCGCCACCACCACCTGGTCCAGCTGCACCTGTATAATTTGGTGCGGGTTGAGGAGCCCATTTTCCACCACCTCCACCACCAGCATAAACTCCTGAATTTGGTACACCTGGAAAATCAGGTGAAACATCTTTACCTGCTCCTCCAGCAGCTGAACCTGATTCTGGAACTCTTCCTGGTTGTCCAGCACCACCAGCTCCTCCACCACCGCCAGCAACTTGTCCTGTACAAGGACCTCCTGGTCCACCTGCATTTCCAAATCCTGCTGCTCCCGATAATCCTGGTTGAGAAGATTGTGTAGAAGATCCTCCACAAGTTGGAGATGAACCACCTCCTCCTCCGCCACCACCGCCGGATCCTCCTGGGTTTCCATCTGGTGAATTACATCCACCATAACCACCACCTTTTGCTGTAAAACCAAAACCTGTTGTATCACTACCATTAGATAGTCCTGGAGTGCCTGATCCTCCGCCACCTATTACAATTGGATAAGCTGTGTTTCCAGAAACAGGTAATCCACAAGCTGTAGTTAAAATTAAACCACCTCCACCACCCCCACCACCAGTGTTTATTCCACCACCAGCTCCACCACCAACAAAAACTCCACCTACAAGTCTTGTTCCTGGCTGTGTAGTATGATTTGTATTAGAGGTGATTACAGTTTGAGTATTTTTTCCAAAAGAGCTTTTATTAATTTTACCTATTATACCGCCATTAGTTCTAGCCATTTAAGTCTCCAATTAGGACACCCAAGTTGATCCATTCCAATCATACACTGTAGGTGTTTCTGCTGTGTCGTTAGATTTTGTTGCTTTCCAACCTTTTGAATTATTTGCTTGATAAGCGTCTTCATCCCAATAAATTCTGTAAATCCAATCTGGATCTTCTTCTCCATCATCTATTACTGATGGG